ACGAGAGTTTCGCCTTGCCCAACTGTCATGTAGTCTGGCTGCTCAAGCCGAATAAGCCGCTCAGTCATTTTCGCTTCAGCCACCTGCGAGCGAAGCGCTGCCTCTAGTTGATCGTCGGGCAATTGGAGGATTTGACCAATTTCACCCTGAAACTGCGGGAACTGTTGCGCATACGCGGAGACAGCCGCTCTGCGCTCCTGTGGCTGGCGATTGAGAATATCGAGCGCCGCATTGCCAAGGATTTCGTTTTCCTGCTTGACGGCTGCCTTTTGCTCGGTGTTCAGCGTCTGCCACTTCTGGAAATTGACTTGCGCCAATTGGTCAAGGGCCTGCTCGTTGCCTTGTAGTGCGGCACCAACCAAGTCACCCTCTTGCTGCTGCGCTTGTTGCGCCCGCGCGTCACGTTGCAATTGAATGCCAAGGCGTGGATCGGCCTGCATCACAGGCTTAATCGTTTCGGGGTTGGATGGGTCATAGTTAGAAAGCGCGTTGCGATATTCCTTGCGTTCGCGGGCCTGCCGAGCCTGCGCGCCCATCTGCATACCCATCGCTAGGGCGTTCTGGAAGTTGCTGCCGTTTGCAGCGCCCCAATTAACCATTATCCCATCCCATACTGAAAGAGGCTGCCGCCAAGAATACCCGCCGCATTGCCGAGTGCGTTGTTACCGCCCGTGGCGAGCTGTGCGTTCATCTGATTGGCTGCGTTTTGATTGTTGGAATTGATAACCGTGCCAGCGAAATTTTGGCCAACACCGGCAAGGCTCGAGGCCGCACCCGCGCCGGTTGCCTGCTGCCCGCCAAGCGCGTTCATGTAATTCGCCAGCTCGTTGGACGCCATGTTCTGGCCGTAGTCATTGATCGCTCGCATCGCCGCGCCGGACTGCAAAACACCTGCGCCAGCATAGCCTGAGTTTACCGCGTCCATGCCCTCATTCAGGCGGAATTGGTAATTCGTGCTGTTGCGGAAAATGTCGAATGCGTCGTCAGCCGCGCCTTGTGCGGTTTGCTGACCGTTCGGTTGTGCCGCGGGCTGCTGTTGGAACGAAAGCGCATTCAGTTGCGGATAGGCCGACGACCCCGCTCGATTCCACAGATCCGGCTGCGTCTGTGAGCCGTAGGGCTGATAGGCCCCATCACCGATGCCCCATTGGTTTGCGGCGGATTGGTAAGGCTGGAATTGTGCAAGTGCGTTCGGACGCGCTTGCTGCGTCTGTTGTCCACCGCCAAGGCCAAGCATAGCGTTAATCTGGTCGCCCGCCTGGTTGCCGCGCTGAACGAACGGATCAAGCGTTGCCTTGTTCTGTCCGTAGATGTCGCGGGCCAGTGCGGTGTTCTCTGCGTTGTTCTGGCTTGAAGTCTCAGCAGCGCGTTTAGATGCGCTGTTAGCAGACGAGCTAGACGCAATTGCGCCCGCGCCAGCAAGACCAATGCCGACCGCTGCCAGCGTTCCAATTGCCATATCAATTCACCTTAATGTAAGCGCGCTCGACCGGCTCAAAACCGCGACGCGCCAGTATTTTTTCAACACGGTCAATATCGACCGCCTCTAGCGCAGACATGCGAGCAATCGCACCGCGTTCCGCAACCCATGCTTCGTAAGCATCAAGCAGCTTCAGGCCCTCGCGGCCCTCACTCCACCAAAACAGTTCATCCGCCACCATTTGCACATTGTTGAACGGGTGCGGACCAACCACACCACCAATTGCGCCCGACTGCCCAATAAATAGGCAATAGCTGTCATACTCAATCATGGTCGCAAATGTGCGATCCATGCTGGCCGGATCGTAGCCCACATGCGCCTTTAGATTGGCCCGCTCTGCAAACTTCTCGCCCATCTCAAGCAGCCGAGGAATGTCGTCTGCTGTTGCTGCGCGGATCACGGATTCAGCGCGCCTTCGTAAATTTCATCGTAAATCGGATCAATCTCGGCAAAAGTCGCTTTTGCCGCATCCGAGACTTCATCAGCCGTTGCTTGCGCCGCGATAGCGTTGTCGTTTGCGGTGTCCGCCTTCACCTCAACCGCCGAAACTCGTTGCTCTAGGGCAATAAGATCAATCCGCGCATTTATAGCCACAAACGCCGCCTCAATAGCCTCTTTGAATCTTTGCTGGCGTTCCTGCTCTTGCATGGTCACAAGAACTTCGCCGCGTTCATTCACCCTGCCAATTGGCAAAGCGCGCTTTTGTGTCGTCAGCTTCGGCGTGGCCGCATCATCAGTAAACCTTGTGCCGCCCGCTGTTAGGACCGTGCCGCCCACAAATGTCAGGCGAGCCGATACAAGCCTATTCGTGCGCAATGTGCCCGCCGTATAGGTCAGACTGGCAGACGTGGTGATATTGGCCGCCATTAGCCTATCCACGTCCCGTTAACAGTTTCTGTGTTGCCGTCAGCAATGACAGCCGAGACACCAAAATCCGCGTAGGCGATCAACTCATCATTGCTTGCCGTGTCATTATACAAAACCGCATAGCGATTGGCCGCAATATCACCGCCCGATGCGGTCCAAGTGACGTTAGACAGCACAAGCGCATAAACGCCCGCCGTTTGTGACGAACTGTCAACCGTCGCAGTCACGCCGCCCGTTGTGTAGCCGTTGCCCGCTGCAATCTGAGTGATGTCGCTCAATTGCGTGTTGCTCGAAGCGCTAGGCGCGCTGTTGGTCAGCACAACCTTAAGCGTATCGCTTGAAAGGTCATGTTTGCCCTCAGCCGCTGCCTCGGGGAACGAATGGAATATCGTTACGGTTGCCATCTAACGGCCTCCCCACGGTTCATTAATCAAGACGTCACTGGCACGAAACGGAACCGGATCGGTCACGCGCAATTCAGCGATGAAGCCCGGATAAGACGCCTGCCCAAGTGCCCGCCAATTCACCTTGTCCTTGTAGGAGCCTTGCTGGCCCAAACTTTCCGGCATCCATGCGCCCCAAGTCTTGCCCGCATCGCGTGAAAGCCGCGCCTCAATCGTTGGATCTGCATAATTGCCCGCTAGGTCAGGCGTGTTGCCGGGGTTTGTCCGTACCATCAGGTTATTGACGATGAATCCACCACCGTTAATCGGATAACCCGCCCTAAAGCGGCGCTCCAAAACACCGCCCAAATCCTGATAGCCATTGCCCCATTGCAGGGTTTTGCCATCCACTGACGAGCCAAACACGCCGTCAGCAAAGCATTGCGGTATCCAGTTGGTCTGCCCGTAGCTGGCAAACTTGGACCAAGTGCCCGCGCGTTGATTGAACACCTGCGTTTCAGTGTCCAATCGCAGCGCCAGAAACTCATTACCATCCAGAATAAACGTGAACAGCCGCACATTGGTTGACGCAGCTATTCGGGCTTCCAAGCCAGCATTTGACAACACGCTGTTTTCGTCGCGAAAGCATACGCGGTTTTCGTTCGTCACCCACGCGAAGCCAGATCCAAACGTCGTCGCGCAGCCTGTGGCCTTGACGCCCTTTTCAATCACACGGCCTTCAAGCGGCCTGAACGGCAACAGTGAATCGCCCGTGTTCGGCCAAAACTCAATCGACTCCTTGCCAAACAAGACAAGAATGTCGTCAATAAACACTGCGTCTAGCAGTTGGTCGGGTTCGCTTTCGGCCGTCGCAAAGTCGAGCGCGTCAAACGTCTGTGCAAGCGAGGGCGTGAAATAGAACTTTCCGGTCCCCTCACGAATTGCAATGAACCGGCTTGCGCCTTCAATCACCTTAATGACGTTCGCACTATCGGGGAACGACACCGCCGCAAACGTGGTGCCGTCATAGCTGTAAAGGCCCAACCCGTGCGTTACCAAAACGCCGGTTTCATTGCCAGCGATCGACACCGGCCCTGAACCGCCCACAACACCGACACTTGTGGTCGCGCTGTAAAGGCTTCCACCAGAAACCCCCAACAGATTGCCGGAGACAACCCCGTCACGCCTGAATAGCGCCTCAACAGGGCCACTTCCCATGTTGGCGGCCCTATCAGACAGGCCGCGCCGTGATTGCAGCACGTTGCCCTCTGAGTCCGTTCCCTCGGCATACATATTGACAACAGGCAGCCCCGGAAGGTCGCCTTCGGCCCGCTCGTAACTGCTAAGGCCGAACTGAATAGCGGGCATTAGAAAAACGCGCTCTCGCGGTCTTCGGTCAGAAGCGAGTTTTTAATTCGCTGCAAACCCCGATTTGCCACCTGAACGGTCAACGGGCTTATCGGCGCGCCGTAAAGCTCCGCAATGTGAACCCGTAGGTTATTCTTGAGCGCGATGGCATGGCTATCGTCGATATAGAGAATGTCGTTTGCCTCGGCGGGCAGTTTAACGCCCAAATCCGCGCCGCTTTCCGCCCACATTGCCAGCATGTCCGATAAGTGTTCCTCTGCGTCATCCAATTCCGCCGCGGTGGCGGATGCCCCCAGGCCAACAATTGGACGCAATGCAAAAGCGCAAACATCTCGGACGGTATAGCTAAAGGCGTTGGGCGTTGCTCGGATCGGCAAATACGCCGTCTCGTCAATCTCCAGCCCCTTAACCGTGGTCGCGTCCAGCGTGAACGTCGCGGTTCCGCCATTTGTCCCTGCCGATATGGTTAGGGTAACAGTCTCGCCGCTGCGTTCGCTGGCATCAATCGTCGCACCCGCAGCGGACGCGGTGAATGATTGGACGCTATCACCCTCCGCAATCGGAATAACCCAATCGCGTTGGACAATCTCGCCAGCGGCTTTAGCCTTCCACTGAATCGGCATCAGGCTTCGCCTTCTTTACCTTGACGCGGGCGAACTCGGGGTGACGGTCAAACTTGGACACAAGCTCGGACGGCACTTCAGATCCATTGCGCGCATAAAAGACGATGCCCCATGCGTCGATTTTGGTGTGACCGTTGGTGTATTCACCAGTGAACTTGAACTTCATTTGACCGCCCTTCCGATTAAACAGCGTAGTGGATCACAATCCACATTTTGCCGGTGCCGCCTGCGTTTGCAGCAGTGTTAGCCTCAACCTGGATCACGGTTTCTTCTGTGAAGGTTTGCGGTCCAGCAGAGAACAAAACGCCGCCAAGCGGGTAATAAAGCCCGACTTCAGGCTTGATGCCTGTAATTGCATCGCCGGTCAGAACACCAAGGTTTCCGAACCCATCAGGGTCAGCCGCCTCAGTGCCGTTCGCGGCCCAACCAATATCCATGTCAAGAGCTTCGGTGCCCGTGTCCAGATCAACCGCCTGAAGGTAACCGCCGACAACGGTTGCACCCGCTGGCAGCTTCACCAGCTCGTAAATGTCGCCGTCAGCCGGATTGGCCTCAATATCGATCAAGCCATAGGCTGTGACAACGCCAGGGTCACCAACGAGCGGCTTGTGAGCGCGTCCGCTGGAAACCTGTGCAGATGTAAATGTCGCCATGTTTTAATTCCTCTCAAGAGAAAGGGGCGAGCCGAAGCCCGCCCCCGTCAACTTAGTTTTCGCCAGCAGATGCGACGGTTGCCGCTTCGGTCGTGGCAAAGAAGCCAGTCACAACACCATGATCTTTGAGGTCATCAGTGTCACCTGAGCCAGAGCCGAACTGGACCTTCTCAATGTTGTAAATGGCGTCAATGGCGCAGCCATACTTGTCGCCATAGTCAAACACTTCGGTTTTCGAGCGCCAGCGGTTAGCATAAGCCGCCGCCAGTGCTTGAGCGCCACACAGGTAAACCGGTGTGACTTCCGTGGTGCCCGATGCGCCGAGGTTTGCATAAATCGGCAGATTATCAGTTTCTTTGATAATCGCGCCGTTATACAGAAGATCGCCGCCTTCAAACAGCTTGCTTGCCTGCATCTGGACAGCGGTTTGCGCCAGAACGTCAGTATCAAGGCTGTTCCGCAGGTCGCGGAAAGCTGCTGGATGGGCGAACACAACGTAGTAGCGCTTGTTGTTTCCAGCATCGCGCATTGGACGAATTTTCGGGTTACAGGCTTTCGCCGTGTAAATCATGTCGTCCAAACGTTCATTGGTGAAAAGGTCCGCCGTGGTGTCAAGCTGCGCAATGTCAGCAGACAGATCGGAACCGCCAGCGGAACCACCGCGAGCATACGCACCAAAGACCGTGCGGTCTTTGTTGTCCACCAGCCACGCATCAGCGCCCGCAGTTGTGCGATCAACAAACGCGGTGCCGTTAAGCGAACCGAGCGCCTGAATCACAAGGTCGCGGGTGTCTTCCATTGCCCAATCAAGCAAGGTAGCCTTGGCCGCTTCACGCAATGAGATGGCGGATTGAACTTCCGCCATTTCAGGGATGCGAACAGCGTTCCGGCGCTTGTTGACGGTCACAGAGAACGAACGCTGCGCCATGTCTTCTTCGTTGCCTTCCAGCGTCGAAGTGCCGGTGACAGCGGCGTTGGTCAGACGGTTGATAAGCTGAATGGTGATCTTGTCGCCATTGCCCTTGCCGGGCTGCTCTTTGGTCTGAATAACAGCGTTTTCGTCGGTGCCCATGAGCGCCTTGAAACCGCCGTCGTGGAGATATTCGGTAAAGAAGCGGTCATCCCACTGCTCAACCTGCAAGTTAGTTGGGACTGTAGTATCAGCCATGATAAAATTCCATCTTGGTTACCGCGCCAACGGACGCGGGGGAGGGTCAACGTCTCTCGACGTGCGGACCTCTTACTTGAGCAAATCGCCCAAAGGTTTAGGTCCATTCCACGCAGGCCCGCCACGAGAGCCGACGCTGCGTTGTGTGGATAGCGAGGGTGGAACGGTCGGCTGCTGCGATTGCTGCAATTCCGCCATAAGTTCTTCACGAACCCGCTGCTTGTATGATTCAACATCGCCAATATCGGCCAGGTCTTGCTGGTTTTTGTATTGACGAAACGCGAAGCCCCAAGGGTCATAATCCGCAGACGCCTTCTCAGCGACGGCAGGATTTTCCTTTAGCCAACTGTTCAAATCATCCCACTTTTCTTCAAAACCCTCAAGATTCTTGCGGGCGTAAAACTCAGACGTGGAAAGCTTGTTCTCATAGCTGGCAACCTGCACCGCTTGCGACACGACCTGACCACCGAAGTCCTGTTGCCAGGCTTGGTCGTCCTCCCATATCGTCGGTTTAGGCTTTTCAGGTTCCTTGTTGGCATCCGCCTCTCGGCGCAATTGTTCGAGCTGGTCAAGGCGCTGCTTTAGCTCCTTGTTTTCATCACGAACCGCTTTGAGCGGCTTGTAAACATCCTCTGGAAGTTTATCGGATGGCGGCTCCGATGGCTTTGGCTCCGGTTCCGGTGTTTGTTCCGGTTCTGGTTCCTCCGCAGGTTCAACGCCCTTTTGCTCAACGGCTTCGTCAGGATTGGCCTGCCGAATTTCCGCCGTTGTGTCGCTGTCTTCGTTAAGAATGTTGTCTAGTGATTTTCTACCCATTGTTGCACCTTCACGCCCTTGAGGATGGCGGCTCCATACAAACGCCCGTTGGTCGGCGGCACCTTCTACGTCTTTGCGACGTTGAAACTTTTAGGCTGCGGCTTTTGCGCCCGTCTCAAATGCGGAAAGCTGCACCTTCGCAGCAGCGGCACCCGCATCTGCCATGTCCTTTTGAGCCTCCGCATAATTCTCGGCGGTCTCGCTCTTGATCTTTTCAATCTCGGCTTGTCGCGCGGTCATCGCCATTTGCTGCATGGCCTGCTGCAATTGCGCCTGCTGCGGATCTGGTGGCTGGTTTAGCGCTTCAAGAACCTTGTCCTTTTCGCGGAACGCGCTGTTAGCGAACAACGCTTCCCACAGGATCGGCTGCAACTGAGGCGGCGCGCCTGGAAGCATCCGAGCGACAACATCAAACTGTTCAGCCTGAATTGTTGGCGTGTCGATGCCCTCATCAACCAGAATATCTACGTCAAGCTCAGTGACGTTGTTTTCAATCCTCACAACCATCTGCGAACGCGGGTCTTGCGCCATCACCTGAAGCTGCTGGACCGCCTCTGGTGGCGCTTCCTGCACGTTATCCTTCGTGATGCCCATTTGCTCGGCAGCGTCTTGCAACGCCGTCACAGGCCGGTTCAAACCAACAAACCGAACGTTTTTCTCATCGTCGGTAACCCGAATCCAGCGCTCGGCATTCCAAAACTGCCGGATGCGCGCCCATACAGAACGGTAAACCTCAAGCGACAAGCGGCGGATTGCGTCGAGAAAGTCGGCACTTTCCGTAATTCCGCCCATTTGCTGCAAAGCAATCGCCTTGCCCGACGATGACCCCATGTCTTTACCAGCCATAGCGCTGTTTGCGCCGGTCCGGTGAATATGCTCGCGGGCATCCTGCATTAGGTTTAGATTGCCCATCAGCATGTCTGTGGTGTTCAGAATATCAACGTCGCCAGGCTCACCAATAAACACGCCGTCAGGCCGTGATAGCTCTTTGCGAACCTCCTCCGGGCTGTCCGCGACATTCGGACTAACGCGGATCTGCCGTGTGTTGGCTGTGTGAAGCGATTTTGAACGCCGCTTGTTAATCTCATCCTGCGGTGAGATCATCGTCTGGACTTCGCCGTAGCGGTTGTTTTCGCGGTCCAGGTAAAGGCTGATTGCCTTAATCGGACACTCCGGCGTTCCGTCTTCACCAAGGTAAGGCGACGGGGCGGGTTCAACCACAAAGCCAGCGCCCGTGAATACAGCGTATGCCCAAGCATCGCCGACCTTGAAATAATGCTCACACAGCCGAACGCGGCGGCGCTTATGATCCGCCCAAGCCTTGTATTTTGGCTTGTCGTCATAGGTGTCGCCAGCGCTTGACGACTTCCACGTATCAAGAATGACATCATCCGCGTCAGGATACAGCCGCCGCGCCTCGTCAAGGTCTAGCCAAACGACAAGGCCCTTGAATTGCGCATCCTCAAAATCATCATCCGAGCTATAAGGGTCATAGTAGAACCGATCCCAAGCAAGACGGCGAATCTCAGGGTCATAACCTTGGCGCGTTTTCTTAACGCCCACAAACAGCGCGCAAGTGCCTTCAACCGCTAAGTTCTTGGCTGCTGCACTACGGCGCTCATCCCAATTGCTATCATCACAGACAAACCGCAGGGCGTCAGTGCAGGCCCGCGCCGCGTCTTCGTCATCCGGTGTACGAGGAAACGCTTTAGGGTCTTTGCGTGTCTGCTTTTCAAGACCAAGCAGCGTTTTGATCTTCGGCTTAATCTCGTTGAAAACAACCGGCGGCTGCCCACGCTTCTTTAGTTCGTTTTTCTCAGCCTCGGTTAGCTGTTTGTCGTCGAAATAATCCCGGGCGCGTTCTGAATTTTGGCGCGCGTCGTAAGTGATGCGTTCCGCGTCTTCAAACTGTGTAATGAAGGATTGGACGGTTAGACTGTTTTCCAATTCGCCTCCTCCTTCTCGTCTTCAAATGCCCAACGGTCGCGCCGCTTCTTCACAGGCCGCGCCTTAACGATAGCCGGGTGCGCTTGGTCGATTGCGCGGCCTATCAGGCTTGCTGTGTCTACCTCGTCGTCATGCTTCCCTGCCGGAAACACCAGAAATTCACTCAAGTCAGCACCGCGCTCGAATTTGACACGGCCTTGCGCCGAAAGCGCCTGGAAAGAACGGGCGCGTGTTGGCTTGTCGCTGACGCTGGGAAGCCATTCCAATCGGCAGTAAGTTCCGCGTTCGCGCATTCGGCGACGTAGGACAGGTTCAATAGCCTTCTGAATGACACCGCCTTCGCCGAAGCAACACAGGGGCTTCCACCTGGCGACAAGATCAAGCTGCCTTTCAATCCACTGGTCGCTTGAAGTCTGGCCTTTCCATTGGTCGGCACGATACACGTTCCCTTCGGCATCAAGGCCCCAAACAGTTAGAACCGTATAATCGCCGCCACCATCAGTGACCGCGTAGTCTGTCGTCATGTAGAACCGGCAACTGGGCAACTTATCCCAACTGCCAAACCATTCCCGCTTAAAGAACGTGCCTTCGTCGGGCTGCGGCTTCTGTTGATACAGTGCCGACCATTCACGCGGGCCGATTGTCTCTTTAATTCGCAGCAGCGCCGCTTCGTCATACCAATCAGGCCAAAGCGCGCCGCGTTCGTCATTCAGTGCGGGAAGTTCCAAGACCTCCCATTGATCGCCCTCAGACTCAAGCAAGCGGCCCGCAAGGTCGTCTTCATGCCAGCGCGTTTGAATCAGCACGATTGCGCCTTGTGGCATCAACCGCGTGAACAACGTTGACCTATACCAATCCCACACCAAATCACGCCGACGCTGGCTGTCAGCTTCTTCGCGGTCTTTGAACGGATCATCAATCAGCGCGATATTAGCGCCGCGACCCGTAACCGCCGTGCCAACACCGGCAGCAACATAAGTGCCCTTGGCGTTCGTGTTAAACCTGTTTGCCGCCTGACTGTCCGCTGACAACGTGACACCAGGAAAAACCTGCCCATACTCAGGCTCGGCAACTATGTTTCTAACGTTGCGGCCGAAGTCGCTTGCGAGGTCGCTGTTATAGCTCGCTGCGATAATCTGCCGATCTGGACGTTTACCCAAACACCATGCAGGAAACCGCTTAGACGCCAGCTCGGACTTGCCGTGTCTTGGCGGCATAAACACCATCAAGCGGTCTATCTCGCCGCGCTCTACCGCCTCCAACTTCTCAGCAATCAATTCGTGATGCGCCGCCCGTTGATATTGGGGCAGCGTGTATTCAGTGAACGCGAGAAGTGAGCGCCTTGACTTCGCCGCTAGTATCTCTTGCAGCGTTGGCAGCTTTTCGAGCGATGGCTTCAAGGGTTTCAAGCTCTCCATCGTCGAGGCTGTCGAGGTCATAACGATGCGTCACCGTGGTTTCGTTTTGAACAGTCAACTTGTCGCTGTAGCGCTGTGACCATTTGCCAATCAGGCGAATGCGAGTGTCAATGCGAATGCGCTTGTCAGCCGGATCGCCGTCACCGTCCGCAATGGCAACGCATTCGTCAGCCAGGGCGTCGCAACCAAGCTCTCGCGCCCGCGCGGAATGAGAAAAGAGATCCGGGTCTCTCATCAAGTGATACCGAATAGCAGCGCCGCTAGTGCCCCGTTCCTTAGCTGCCGCTGTAAGCGTCTTGCCGTTTGCAACATCCTCGCAGATGTCGATGACCATTTCAGGCGTCACTTTGGTCATTGACCCCTCACAAACTTACCCGCGCCATCGCTACAGCTAAACGCAACAGATCCGCCGTCCGTCAGATAATGCTCAATCGACATTGCCATTCCTAAGACCATGCTCAGGTCAAATTCTGTGTTTCCCGAATGTTCAAGAATCCACATTGTTGCTTCCAAAGCGATGGCCCTTGTGCCCACGTCAGGATCAAGCGTCGTCTCGGTCATCCCGTTCCTTTCGGATTGCGTCTCGCTTGCGTTCAGAGCGGCTGCGCTTTTTGTGGCGCGTGTCTTCGATGCGCTTGGCGGTGAAGTGTCTAAGTGTTCCTGCTATCGGGTTTCTTGACACGTTCGCATTCGTTCCCCTCGCGCAGCAACAGCCGCGCGGTTCTACCATCTAGGTTTCCGTATAGGTTCGCCGGGTGCTGGCGAGGGGTGCCCCGCAGGGCAAACAAAAAGCCCGCAACCATTTCTGGTCCGGGCGCAAAACTTGACATTGATTTGCGCATAGCACTTTACCCCAAGTCTGTCAAACACTATTTTTCAGGCAAGATAAGCGCGGCGGCGGTTTGTAGGTCCCCAAGCGCTCTCTTTACGCTGTTGCCAATCGGCCTAATCTCAACAATGCCATCCTTAACCCGCTCACGCCCACCAAACCGCTCAACGCAATATCGGGTGAGCGAGGTGTCGTCGCGCGCCACTGCTCGCAGCAATCCCGCGTGAACTCCGGCCCTGTTTTCATATAGCGCAGTGTCAATGCGCGCCGAAATAACCGCCGCACTTGGCCCATACCCGTTGCCACCCCTTACGCTGAAGTCGCAGCTGTCCCGCGTCTCGCTACCATCAGCCATGATGGCCACCTGGCGATACTTTAGAAGCTTCGCGTGCTCGTCTTGCGTTATCTGTTCGCGCTTCAGGAGTGTGTCAATAACGGGCACAACGGTTGCCGCCATACCAGCGGACCGCATTTCATTCATGGCTGCGCGCTCTGCCGTGGGTTCGACCTTCAGCGCTTTAGGCTTGCGCTCCCCCTTGGTCTTGCGTGCCTCAATTTGCCGCGCCACTTCTACTAGTCCATTTGGCTTAGTCATTGTCGATCTCTCGCGCCCAGTGCTTTGCAGTCTCATCGAGGCTTTCTTGACGGCGCAGCGCTATGTCGTGAGCACCGCCCTCTCTGTGGAATGCAATTCGCGGAGGAAGCCACTTTTCGACAAATGTCCCGCTGTCGCAAAATGCTTCAAGACCATCCATTGCTGTCAGAGCCAAGCCAACAGCCTCATCAGGGGGCAGATCAACCCATTCCCCCCTAAGCCGAAGACCCTCAGATTTTGCCAGCTTCAGCGCGGACTGCTCAATCAGTCCAGCAACATTCTCTGGTGCCCAAATAAGGCCATAGCAGATCACATCACCCCATAGGCCAGTTTGAATTTGCTTGATGCGCTTTTTCGGATTGGTGCTGTAACCAATCTTGGTAACAGGTGTGCCCGCCATGCCCATAAAATAGGCAGCGCCAAAACCCCGTGTTGCGTTGACGTTTGATGCAGCCGCAGCGCACGCCTTCTTCACATTGTCCCTGTTCATCAGAACAGCGGCAAGATCGCGCTTTGAAATTGACTCAGGGTCAATGCACTCAAACTCTACACCATCAACCAGATCC